TTGCCAGTTAGTGGTTCCCAATGTAACAACTTGGTATGCTTGTCCAACAACAAAACTGCCATCGTTGACGCCAGTGGCATCACCAACCAAATATTTGTGTGAACCTTTTTGGCGGATGATATATCCAGCAGCAACGCCAATGCCGCTGCCGTCAGGTGCTGCAATGTTCACAATTACGTCAATTCTAGGATTGGTTGCTGAAGGTGTATCAGTAGGGGCTGCGCCACCCACCACGCCAAGATATTCAGTGGCACTGAGTGTGTCACCTGTGTTGGTCACAGGGGCAGTGAGCGATCCAAAATTTGGAAAGCCGATGTCAACGCTAACGGCTGCGCCGCCGTTGCCTGAACCAGTAGATGTTTTTTGTATTTTAAGAGGACGTCCCATTTTTGTTTCTCCTTACAGAAGTCCGATGCGAGTTCTAGTCGCTACGCGGCGGGTTAAACCGCATAAAACACCGTATTGTGTTGACAAGTATTTATGGAAATGTTAGAATGTAGTCATATAGCCATTAAATAGTACCATGGAAACTGATTTTTTAATTTCACAAGGCAACCAGCATCGAGCTGATCGACAATACGGCGAAGCATTACAATGCTATGCACTGGCGTTTGCCAAAGACATGGATTCAGCGGCAGCATTCAATAACTACGGCAATGTCATGCGTGAAATTGGCCACCCACACAGGGCTATTCCTTTTTTGCAACATGCCATACTGTTAGATCCAAACAACGTAACTGCTAAATTCAATCTGGCAGTGGCACTGTTGTTGATGGGAGATTACACCCATGGATGGCCAGCTTACGAGGCCAGATGGCAATACGAACATCTTGCTGGCACTGAACCCAAATACAAACAGCCTCGCTGGCGTGGCGAAGATCTCAAAGACAAGACTATTCTTGTGGTAGGCGAGCAAGGTCATGGCGACAACATTCAGTTTTGTAGATTCCTATACAACTTGCATGTGGCAGGTGCAAAGATCAAATTACAAGTTACAGATGGGTTGATTCCTTTGTTGCAGTCTAGTGACATCATTCAGCAGTTGGGAACATATACTGACGACATGGGTGAGTTTGATTACTGGATTCCTATCATGAGTATTCCGGGCATACTTGGAGTAACATTAGAAAATTTACCAAAGCCAGTAAATTATCTCAATGTAGATCAAGGCCGTCAGCAAGAGTGGTTGCAGATACTGGGTCCTAAAACTCGCATGCGTGTGGGATTTTGCTGGAGTGGACGTAGAGATTCTTGGCTTAATCAACACAAGAGTGTGCCGTTCCCTGTTATATTAGATATGATTAAATCTAATCCTCAATACGAATGGGTTAATTTACAAGTTGACGCTGATCCTGAAGAAGAAGAAGCATTGCTTGCGGCAGGAGTACAGGCTTATCCTGGCAGCGTTAAAAGTTTTGTAGACACTGCGGCCTTGATCATGGCCATGGACGTGGTGATTGGTGTGGATACTGCGGTGTCGCACTTGAGTGGATCACTAGGTCGCCCCACATGGATAATGTTGCAAAAATTCAGCACAGACTGGCGCTGGTTGTTGAATCAGGACTCTAGTCCTTGGTATTCAACTGCAAGACTTTTTAGACAAGAAAATTTTGATGACTGGACCGCAGTTACCAAAAAAGTTAGTCAATACCTAGGTTGGATGAAAGTATAGTCAACAAAAAAGCACCCGAGGGTGCTTTTTTGTCCTTCCCATCCCTGGGTTGGTTCTCTGATTAGGAGAATGACAAGTTAGATACTGCGATCTCACCAACATAGTCACCGGCGTTACCGAATGACGATGCAGTGTTGGTCAACTCAATGTAACCATAACGTGTCATGAATGACACCACTGGTTCAAAGGTTGATGGATCCAACACAACACCACTGCTCATCAACGGAATGTATGGGCAGTAGAATGCAGGAGCGTCAGCTTCTGAAGAGCCTTTGTAGCCAACCAGAACTGGAGTTGTGTCGCTGGCATAGCTGTCAACAAACACTCTCATAGCGCCGTTCAATGTACCAACAAACTTGGTGTTTGTAGGTGCTTCGAAGGTGCCTTCTGTGGTACGAGCAAAAGCTGAAGTTGTTGCACTTTGCAACACTGTCAGAGCAGCTGAACTAACAACAGCGTAGTTACCAGCGCCACGACGAGTACGTTGGGCGATCAAGTTAGCAACACGGTTGATCAACACTGCCAATGCGGCGTGTTCGTCACCAACGAATGTAGCTGTACCTGAAACGGTAGCTTGGTTGTATGTGAACTCAGTAGAAGCCAATGAGCGCAAGCTCAAAAGAATCTCTTGGTCAATCTCAGCGGTAATCTCTTGTGCCAGAGCAGCCATGATTTCTGCTTCAACGTCAATACCATGCATGGCTTGTGCGTCTTGTGCAGATTCAAAAGTCCAGCGAGCTTGCAGCTTGCGGGTCTTGGCTTCAACAGCTTGTTTCAAGATTTGAACGCTGATTTGCTTACCGCCGGTACCTTCCATGCTGGCTGTTGAGCCGCCGGTGTAGGTACTAGCTGTAGTTGTACCTGAAGGCACAGTAGAGTAAGCAGTAGCAATTGTGAATGGGCTCAATGCTTCTTGACCAGCTGTGACGCTTGTAGCGGCTGCTGAGTTGTCAGTCAAGCTGTTGGCGTAACGCACACGCAAGGTGTGAATTTGGCCAACTGGGCCAGTCATGGGCTGAACGCCAACCAACTCGTTAGCAATAACGGTAGGCATAACACGACGAATCACTGGCAAAATCACACGGTTAAGTGTGGCAATGTTGCCAGAAACAGTACTTCCAGAAGAAGCATTCTCTTTCAAATAGCGACGAGTATTCTCAAGAATAACTTTCATGCTATTGCGTTTGGTGCCTTGGAGGCCTTCTAACAGGGCCTCTTTGGTCTCATCCCAACGACTTTCTAATAGATCTTGTGACATTTAAGTCTCCTAAAAAATTTTAAAGCCCTGCCAGGCGCTTCAAGTCAATTACATTGCTGCGATCTTCTTGGGCGTTCTGCTGGTTCGAAACATTTTTATCACCAGTAACTGCGGTGACGTTTTCTGTAATCACTTTGTGGGCTTTCACGGATCGGTCTTCCAACACTGCTGGTAGATACTTTTCGAAGGCGTTTTTCAAACGGTTAGTTTGGACGCTTTCGAGCAAATTACGCATGACTTCTTGCTTTTCCTTGTTCAAGGGACGTAGCAATTCATCCAACGAGCTGTCACGCTCGTTGGATTCTTTAATCATACGCAGTTCGCGCTCTTTATTCTCAACCAGGACTTTTGCTTTCATGGTGAGTTTAATTGCCTCGGACAATTTCTTGTCTTTGTGCGCAATTGTGTTATGCAACTTACGAACTTCAGCTTTCTCATTCAAGTGAGTAGCACCAAATTCGGTAGCATATGCTTCAAAGATACGACGACCAAAATTGTTCTCGCGAGCAACTTTGATGTCTTCTTGCAACTGGTTTAATTCAGCCTTAAGATGTTTGCTAACAGCCTGGCTCATTTTGTTGGCACTTTCTTTAACAAATCGTGCTTTCAAAGTTTCAAGTTTGTTACGTGCTTCACTAACCAAACGCACTTTGGTTTCCACCAAGTCACGTTTGTCAGCAGCAAATTCTTGAATTTCTTTTGCCAATGCATGCACCACGAAGTTCTCAAGTTTTGCAACTCCTTCTGTGTGCATCTTACGGTCTTTGCGCAGTTCAGAAATTTCTTCAGCAAGTTTAGTAACCAAGAAGCTGTTAAACTTAGTGGCTGACTCTTTCATCTTGTGTTGAAACTTCACACGGTCTTCAGCCAATGCTTGCTTTTCAGTAGCAATGCTGGCTAATTCTCCTGCGAGACCTTCTGTTACCATCTTATCTAGGGCTTCTACCATCACTGTTTTGTCATGCTCGTAGCGTTGTGCAAACTCCTCGCGAAGTTCTGCACGCACAATCTCACGAGCTTCTGTCAGTTTAGATTCCCAAGCTTCGTTGAGTTCTTGACTAACGTCTTCGTTGATTAAGCCGCTGTCAAGCAATGGTTTAATAGCATCAAACATGCCTGGTTCTCCTTAGATTTTGAGTTCTCGGATAAGGCGTTTAACCTCACCTGCGAGATACTTCTTCACTTTGTCGTCCTGACCAGACTCTCTAGCCATCTCTAAGATCTTATGACCGTTTCTCATATTCATGAGACCTTCATAGATTGCTGTAGGATACGCATTAGGAGCACTGGGTTGGGCAACTACATCTATAGTGACTATTTCAAAGTCACTTACATGTCCGGTTCTGTCATCAACATTACCTGATCCACGACTGCTAACACCCAGCTTCACGCCTGATGTCAACAGAGTCTTTATCAATTCACCCATTGGGGTTGGCAGAATTTTCAACTTGCCGCAACCAGCATGTCCGTCCATCCACATGCCTTCAACTGTGTGACACACACGATCTAAATTGATTTTTAAATCATCTGGATGGTCCACTTCACCTAAAACGGAGTTACCGTCACGGATCTGCTCGTTGATAGTTTCTACTGCTTTGATAATTTCTTGTCGGGGGTAGATACGCTCATTTGCATTGCGCTTGTCGCCTTCAATGCAAATGCCTTTGAGATAGAGATGCTTCTTGCCGCCAATATCAGCTTCTTCCAAAACTTGGATGTTGGCTTGGCTAAAAGTAAGATCTTCTCTCAGGTATCTAGATGACATCTAATTAACCCTTACGACCGCTTGGTAGTGGGCTTTTGGTGTTTACACCACTGGCTTGGCTCTTTACAGGCGCAGGAGCAGCAGATTTAAATGCTTTCTTTCCGGCGTCTTGAGTAGGAGTTACACCAAGTTCTTTTACTGTGTTACGATATGCGGAACTGTCATGCACGCCGCCCATGCTGGTGCCAGTGTGTACTGGCTTGCTGGCCATACCAGCTGCACCTGAGTTAAATGCTACAGGACCTGCTTTGCCGTTGCCTTGTTCAGCTGTAACTGGCTTTGGGGCTGCTTTTAAACTGATGGCTTCCATCATGCCTGGTTCCATTTCGCCGGTGTCGTCCATTTCAATAGCGTCGCCGCCTTCATCAGGACCAAAACCGTCGCCGTCGCCCATGTCGTCGCCGCCGCCCATCAAACCTTCAAATTCAGCCATTAACTCATCCAGTTTGTCTTCTAGATTCATAACGTCATCTTTAGTTGCTGGCTCATCGCTGCCGCCCATGTCGTCACCGCCCATGTCGTCACCGCCAAAATCTCCGCCTTCGTCGTCGCCCATTTCGTCGTCGCCCTCGGCTTCCATACTCATGTCTTGTTCTTCGTCAGCTTCAATTTCGTCAATTAAATCATCGCTGGCATCGCCGCCCATGGTACCTTCGTCTAGATCTTCTTCAGCTGCTTCATCAAGCTCTTCTTCTTCAGCTGCTTCATCAAGCTCTTCTTCGTCTTTTGCTTCATCAAGGTCTTCTTCGGCCTCTTCTTGCATTAGATTTTCGTAGATTTCACGGCTTTTGGCCACCACGATGTCATGGAAAAGCTCGCGAGCTTTTTGGTCTTCGTCGTTGATCACGTATTCAATCAACTGTTCAAATTTGTTCATAAGGGAAAACTCCTATAGGTAAAGTGTGCTGTTATTTACATAACAACCAAAAACTCTACTGTTTAAGGAGTCAAAATGGCGATAAATGCCAATTAAGCCATTGGCGCTGGAGGAGGTGAGTATTGTTGGCGCACTAGTTTGAGTTTTTCTTTGTATTCGAATGCACGGACGTCATTCATTTTTCTCAACTTGTTTAGTTGTCTCAAAGTCAAACGAGTTTTCCGCAGATCACCCAGTTGCGGTTGGCTGTTGTCTTGCGATAGATCTTGATAGGCTTCGGGATCTTTTTTAAAAAATTCTTGTAGCAGCATGGTTATATTTATACTCCGCCTGGTGCTGCGCCCGGTGCTGGAGCCGCTCCTGGACCAACCATTTCGCCTGCGCCAGGCTGTTGCATTTGCCCAATTTCTTCGCCAGTACTAATATCAGTTTCCATACCACCTGGTGTAATACCCAC